TAGCAGTAATAATACTATAGTTGTTGTTGCACCACGCATATTATTGACACAACAATTATGTGAAGATTTCCTAGAGATTATAGGTCTTAATGATCTATCAGTTAAAGTATTGCACGTTCATAGTGGTGATACTTCACACTATTCTACAACAAAAAGCAGTAGAATATTTAACTGGGTAGTTAATAATTGGCAGAAGAATAAGTTAATCTTTACCACATATCATTCATTACATAGAATACAAGAGTCTGGTATTCCTGTAAATACAATATACTTTGATGAGGCACATAATAGTGTTCAACGACATTTTTTCCCTTCTACTGAATATTTTGCAACTGGAGTTGATCGTAGGTGCTTTTTCTTTACTGCTACTCCTAAACATAGCAATACTATTAAGGGAATGAATAATGAGTATGTTTATGGTAAAGTATTAGAGCAAGTTCCAGCACCAGAGTTGATAATGAGTGGAACAATCTTACCACCTAAAGTAATAGTCAAGCAGTTACAAATGGTGAAAGGAAATCAAACAAACTATGAGTTAGATAAAGATAATTTATTAGAAACTATTGAAGAACAAAAGGTAGGTAAAGTATTAGTATGTGCTAGAAGAACATCACAAATTAGTGGGTTAATATCTGAGACAGATTTTGGTAGAGTATTACATTATCGTGGATATTCGTGGATGTATATTACTGCTAAAACTGGTGCAGTTATTGATGGTAAGAAAGTAAATCGTGAAAAGTTCTTTAGAATACTAAACGCTTGGGGTAAAGATAATAAGAAAAAGTTTGTAGTATTACATCATAGTATATTATCTGAAGGTATTAATGTAGCAGGACTTGAGGCAGTATTGTTTATGAGAAATATGAATTATATTGGTATTAGTCAAACTATTGGTCGTGTAATTAGATTGAGACATGATGATAAAAGAGATATAAATGATGGATTAATTCAACCTGGTGCATTAGAACAATATAACAAATCATTTGGATTAGTTGTAGTTCCAGTATATGATAAGGTTGGAATTAGTACATCTAAAAGTGTTAATGCAGTTGTTGACACTATTTTTAATAAAGGAGAACCAGCAATCGCATTATGACTAAAAGAAAAATACATCCTCGTGAATACTTTTCTAATGACTATTGGAAGTATAATTTAGATCCACCAGAGTATAAACGTGGATCTCGTCATAATAAAATAGGCATGATAATTATGTTTATTTTCTATGGTATAGTTTCATTGCAATTACTACACGCATTTACAATAATACCATTTTTCCCTATTACTTTTACAATATTATTAGGGTTATTGTTTATACTTTATGTTGCATGGAGGGCATCTTGAAAGATACTATTTTATTTGGAGATTGTCTCCAAACTCTTAAACAATTCGATGAAAAAGCAAGGTGTTGCATCACATCTCCACCTTATTATGGTTTAAGAGATTATGGAGGGGAGGATTGTCAGATAGGACAAGAAGAATCTCCAGAAGAGTATATTCAAAAATTAGTAAAAGTATTCCAAGAGGTGCGTAAAAATCTAACAGAAGATGGAACATTATGGTTAAACATTGGTGATAGTTATTATAACTATAGACCTGGAAAAGGTCAATCATTAGTTAAACAAACTGTGTCTAATAGTAAGCAAGATTTACCAGACAAATGTGCAAGACGAGGTAATAAATTAGATGGATTAAAAGAGAAAGATTTAATTGGAATACCTTGGATGTTAGCATTTGCATTAAGAGCAGATGGATGGTATTTAAGACAAGATATTATATGGCATAAACCTAACCCTATGCCAGAAAGTGTGAAGGATAGATGTACTAAATCCCACGAATATTTGTTCCTCTTAAGTAAGAACAAGAAATATTATTATGACCATGAAAGTATTAAAGAACCAGCAAAAGATTGGGGAACTAGAGATAGAACTAATGGCAAATATCATAATAAAGGAACAGGATTATCACCTCATACTGGACTTACTAAATCATATCCAAAGAAGAATAAAAGATCTGTTTGGAGTATAACAAATAAACCATATAAGGGTAGTCATTTTGCTACTTTTCCACCTGATTTAATTAAACCATGTATATTAGCAGGTAGTCAACAAAATGATATAATTCTTGACCCATTTATGGGATCTGGAACTACTGCTATGGTCGCAAAATCATTAGGAAGGTATTACATAGGGTGCGAATTGCATGAGGATTATGGTAACTTAATCAAAAACAGAATAGGTGAAGTAAGGGGAACACTTGAGAAGTTTTTATAATACTAACTGACGCGACTAAAGTGTCTGTATAGTGAGGAACGCAACCTAATTAAATTCGGTAAACGGGTTAGGATGGTTGCTTCAGAATATTAAACAAAAGTATTCGTTCCTCACTTTTTTCTATATTATTGAAAACTTATGGCAACTCGCAGACGTTCATCAGCAAACAAAACTGCTAAATCTGCACCCAAAAGTATCAAGGAGTCTACTATATCTGTTAAGAAAGTTACAACTCCACCTTTAAATCGTGTAAATAAAGTTACACAACCAAAGGTGAAAAAAGTGACTGAAACTCCAACAGAAACTCCTAAAGTTGAGACAAAAAAAGTTAAGTCTCTGCTAACAGATTATCCTCGTGATGGATTTTCATTAATACTTCTACCACTTCTATTACTTGAAGCAGGTACAAAAGAAGCATTAAAGTTAGCAGGTGTTCTTGCTTAAATGTTACTAAGGGGGTTGTAATATCCCCTTTTTTATGTTATTATGAGGTTATTATTATGAAAAATAAACATATTGAACACCCTGAAGATTCCATTCTTAATGGTGATTTAAGTGTGTTAAATTGGTTTACTGCTGATAGTCACATATCAGTAAAGATTGATGGTTCTCCAGCAATAGTTTGGGGAACTAATCCAGCAAATAATAAATTCTTCGTAGGAACTA